ACCCGACTATCGTATTCGTTGACAGCGCAACAGAGTTATCACTAGACCTATCTGCTACTGCTGAAGTGGGTAAAGTATTTGCTACTGTTACTTATTTTGATGGTGCAAGCGTTAACGGTACTGATATTAGCTCAAGAGAGTTAGCGAATAGTGATCAAATCGTTGTCGCTATCGGCACTCAATTAATTATTGAAGATGGTACCGTGGTCGCTAATGCTAACTCATGGGTAACTGATGCTGAATACAAAGCCTTTGCTAAACTTAAAGGTTACTCTATTCCTGCAACACAGCCTGATAGAGAGGCTAATCTTGCCAACGCTTATGACTTTATCAACTTTACTTATGAACAGCAATTACAAGGCTGGAGAGTTACACCTCAAACACAAACTGGCTGCATGCCTCGCACAAATATTTACGCGTATGATGTATTAGTCGATAGCACGACAATTCCGCAAGACTTTAAAAACGCTCAAATGTTAGCGTCTTTCTCTATCAATGATGGTGTTGATACCAACGCTGTAAAAGATACGGCAGACTTAGCAAGCTTTGAGGTTGTCGGAGCTTATAAAGAAGCTTATCAAGATGGCTCAAACACACCAACACTCGCACAAATGCCAGCGGTTTCAAAGGTATTAAAGCCTTACACTAACGCCGGTTTAAATGGTGGCGGATTATATAAAGAAAACATGGGGTTCTTAGGCTAATGGCTAAATTAACTACTGAAATTAAAATCACTGAACTAGATCAAATCACAACTCTCTTTGAATTACTTGGTGATAATCAAGAGTGCATTAAAGAACCTTTAAGGTCGAGATTCATAGAGTGGATGGAGGCTAAAGATAAAGGCTGGGTTAGTTGGTCTGATATAGCGCCAGAGTTTATTGATAATAAGTCATGCTCTGTGTTGGTTGACGGTAATGACGAACAAACCGTATGCGGATATAATAAAATATTAAGAAAGGTTAAGATATTCAATAAGGAAGCCTATAGAATTGAAATAGTTAACGCTAAATCATTTTCTATTAACAATATTGGCTTTGCTAATTTCGTGGAGTGGTCATGAGTAGCGCACAGATACAGAAGCGAATCCAAGCAGGGTTAAAACGAGCGCAACGCAAAACTGGCTCAACTACTGCTGATAAGGTATTTCTTGTTAGTAAAACTATTGTTGCAGGAACTCCACTTGCTCCAGGTACATCAACTAGCACGAATATTGAATTAACCAACGCTATCTTTATTGATTACGAGGCTAAACATTTTGATATAAATATATTAGCCGGTGATAGAAAGTTAATATGCGACAACGTTACGATAATTAAACAGGGTGATGAGATTACACAAGGTTCATCAATTTATTACGTTGTTAGCTTGGGTATTGTCGCGCCTACTTCTGATGTATTAGCCTACATACCACAGGTGAGGTTAAAATAATGCCATTACTAGGCCGTGAGAAAGTAACCTTTGAGTTAGAGGTTGGTATAAAAGATCGTATCAATACTAATTTAAAAGGCGTTTATCTTTCTGGGCTAGGCAATATTATTGCAGGGACTCCGGCTGATGAAGGGGTTCATAGAAACTCTTGGAAGTTATCGGTAGGTGTGCCATCTAACGCGACGACCACAAGCAAAAACAAAACTGGTGCAAGTTCTATTCGTCAACTTAGTAAAATGCCTGCGGTGGTACTGGGTAAGAAGGTATTTTTTACTAATAACGCTCCGGCAATTAATATATTAGAATACGGCGGCTTCCCTACTCCAGTTAAGCGAGGCTCATATATTAAAGCTTCAAAGAGTTACGAAATATTATCTATTAGAGGCTTTAGTAAGCAAGCCCCTAATGGGTGGGTAAGAGCTACATTAATAGCAATGCAAAATAAAATAAGGTCACTATGAGTTACTTTAAAACCAAACAAGCTTTAATCACTCAGTTGTTAGGTGCTTCAATCCCTAACATAACTAGTAGTGATATAGCTTTTGAAAACAAAGATTTCGATCCTAAAAATAAATCATTATGGCTTGCTTGTTACTTTATTCCTGCGACCACTGATATGATGGGTAAATCACCTACATCTAGTGACGAACAGCGCGGAGTATTTCAGGTTAGCGTATTCACATCATTAAACGGTAATGATTACGATAACGTACAATTACAAACAATAGACTCTGTTTTATCTGCATTTCAATATAACAGCGGTACAGTGTATAATGGTCAAAAGGTTGATATTTTAGAATCAACAGTTAACAACGGTATAGAAAACGAATCATGGTTTAAGCGTGATATAAGCATTAATTATTTAACATTCTCAACAAGGTAGAAATAACATGGCTGGTGAAATTAACACTACGAACACATTAGTACAAAACAGTTCAGGCGTAATAGTTGGTCAGGGTGCATTCACTCATACCTTCGCAGGAACTCCGATTGATATTAGCAATAAATCTTATGCTGATAACGTAACTTTACTTGATGGCGAATTAGCGGGTAAGCAACACGTTTTCTCTGGTGAATTTGTTTACAACAACGACACAGAATTTCGCAGTACGCGAGATGATGCTTTCTTGGGTACTCAAGACACTTATACTTTAACCTATACCGGTTCAGGTACAGTTACAGACGAATCGTTTACAGGTTTATTTGTGCCTAACGCACTTAGTGACGCATTAGGTCACGGTGAAGCCGGCAAGACTTCGTTATCCTTTAGCTCAAGTGAAGCTGTCGTTAGAACTCCGGCGTCGGACGTATAATGATTAAACTCTGCTATAAAGAGTATGAGTGGAAATTAACCCAAGGCGCGTGTAAATCTTTCTTTGATAAAACAGGGTTGGATTTATACACCGTCTTTGGTGATTACATTAACGCCTCTTTAGAATCACAAGGTCAGACACTTATCGGCAGGATGCAAACCTTTAGTAAACTGCATAGCCGCGACATTGCCAATAAGGCTTTTCATGCGATCATTAGTGCTGAGAATCCAGACGTTAAAATTAACGAAATAGAAGACGCTACATATCGTGTCAGCTGGCAAGTAAGTGAACGCCCTGATGATTTATCAGAGCCTTGGCCCTTAGTTATGCTTTCAACTGCATTTGCTATTAACGAATACATGAATAAAAACCTACCTAAAAAAAAAGCGGATATTTAGGCGGGATAACAGCCCCGGACAAAACAAACTTTGATTACTGGGGTTTATTCAAGATAAGCGTTAAGCAGTTAAATATATCGCCCTCAGAATCATGGGGGTTAGATCTTGTTGATGTTATACATCTTACTGAACAAGAAAACAAAGAAGGCATTGATACCAGCATAATGCTCAACTACCAAAGACAACTGAACGGAGCATCTAAAAAATGGCTACTGAGAAATTGATCGTTTTACTTGATGCTAAAACGCAAAATCTAGACGCAAAATTAAGAGCTTCAGAGAAAGGGCTAGATGATTTTGAGGGCAAAACAGAAAAAGCCGATAAATCATTATTCAACCTATCTGATACAGCTAAAGCGGCAGGTACAGGGCTTTTAAAAGTCGCAACTGTAGTTTTAGCGGTTAGCGCAGCAATCGACGTTATGGTACTTTCATCTGCCAGAAACAGAAAAGAGCTAGAACTGTTATCTAAACAGGCTAAAGTATCAACAGAAGACTTTCAAGCGCTTGCGTTTTCAACTTCTCAATTCGGTATCAATGCCGAGCAAATAGCCGACATATCAAAAGACATAGCCGATAAGGTAGGGGAGTTTTCCGCTGCTGGTACTGGTGCGTTTCAAGATTACGCTGATGTTATTAAGCTGACAAAGGAAGAAGCTCAACAAGCGGCTATAGCATTTCAAGGTTTATCATCTCAAGAAATATTAGGGAAGATGGTTTCTGAAATGGAAAAAGCGGGTGCAACTGGCGACCAAATGACATTCGTTCTCGAATCTATGGGTAACGACCTGTCAAGACTTCAGCCTTTATTTGCTAATAACTCTAAAGAGTTAAAAACCCTAAAAGATAGATTTAAAGCTGTCAACGAAGAACTACAGATAACAGACTCGCAAGCTGAAAAGCTGAAAGATGTTAGCACATCATATGAGTTAATGACCGCTCAACTTGGTAACGCTGCAACGGCCATTAGTGCAACCTTAGCGCCTGTTATGGATGACTTCTTTAATGATGTTATCAGCGTCGTACCCCAAGCAACTCAAACTATCATAGACTTTGCCAACTCCTTTCTAGATGCTGAAAATATATCTTCAATATCAGCAGTAAACAAAGAAATACAGAGTTCACAACGCCGACTTCTTGAGCTAAATAAACAGTTGCTTGAGATAGAGGAAAAGAGAAAACGAACAGCCGGAAGGTCTGACGAATTCGGCATTGTATTAGCTAACACAAAAGAGCTGATAGCGGATGAAAAGACACGTACAGGTGAGTTAAACGCTCAGTTAACAATATTGAAAGAGCAAACGCTACAGCTTGAAAACGCCAAGACATTAGAAGGTGGTGAGATTGGCGGAGTAACAGGCGGTGGTAGTAGTAGTGGCGTTGGTACTGGTGATCAAATAGATGCTATAGCAAATAGATTTAAAGATGAAGAACAATTACTGATTGAAAAGCTCGATAGAGAACTTGAGTTAATTGGTGATAACAATGATTTAAAGTTAGAGCTTCAGGATGAATTTCTTGCAAATATTGTTGCATTAGATCAAGCGGCAGAAGATGAGAAATCAAAAATAAGCGAAGATACTGCAAAAATGCAAGCTAGGATAGCAAAGGATAGGGCGAGAACTGAGCAAAAGATTGAAGCTCAAAAGCTAGCTTTGGCAGGTAGAACGGCTCAAACGCT